GAACGTGCTTTCTGTTTTATGCCTGCGCCAATGCGGGGTTCATGGCGATTGCTTTGGGGTGGCGCTAAGGGCGGAGGCAAATCGCCCCCTCCCATTGTGTGAACTTCGCTATACGCAATGCGCGCTTGTGTATAGCAAACGGCGCTTTTGTTTACGCAAACAGCTTTAGAAACCAACGCAACACGCTGAAACGAACCGCAGTTCGCCTCGGAGTGATGCGCGGGACAAAGCCGAGTCCGCCGTAGGGGCTGTAAACCAAACCCAATTCGGTTGATCGGTGCATTGTTGGAGTCCTCCTTTCACCTTCGTAATAACAAAAGCAATCGCTATGCCAACCGCGCAGCCAGATACTTTTTGAACCGCGCAAACTCAGTCGGGTTGAGATCGTCTTTGCGTCCCGGCGAAACGGTGCGGTGGTCGGTCACATCATCCAGCGTGAGTCGATACAGCCGCATTAACGGCTCAAGGTATTCGGCCATGCTCGCCATCTCGTCCTCGCTTAACGGGCGCTTGTAGCTATCGCCTTCAAAGGCCGCGCCGATGCTCCAACTGTTCAAGTCGCGCTTGCCGCGCCATTCGCTGCGCCCAGCGTGCCATGTCCGCTCGTCTGGATCGGCCAGCGTAGAGCGCCTGCCGTCTTTCGCCACGATGCAGTGATAGCTGACCCTGCTCGCCGGGTTCATGCACCATGCGACAGATCCCCCGTAGGTGCCGCTCGTGTGGTGCAACACGATTGCCTTTGGCTTGATGCGCTTGCCCGCCGACACGTTCGGCGTGTTGAGCAGCTTCTCCGGGTATCTCTTAGGGCTTTTCGCCTTTGTGCTTGGGGCGCTTTTTGGCGGCTTTGCGCTCGGTTTCGGCGCGGCGGTGGATTTCGCTGTGGAGGAGTCCGAGGAGTTCGGCAAGGTCGGTCGTGGGCCACGCCCGAATGGCGCGAATAAGCGTTTTAGGTAGCACAGCAAGTTCACTTTTTGTTGCTGCCCGGAGGAGGAAGCTCGCCGCTCACCGTCCACTGTTTCGTCTGCGGGTTGTAGCCAACCGCCCACTTGAGGCCCGCGCAGCCCGTGAGGCAAAGCGCGACCAGCGCCAATAGTGCGAGGCGCATGGATTATTTCTGCCGACGAAAGACGTTGATTAGGCCCACCAGCGCCAGCCCGGCGGCAATGATGGCGTTGCTTTGCGCGGGATCAACTTGCACCCCGACCGCAGTTAGCAGCATCACCAAGCCGCGCCACGTTGAGTTCTCTGCCAGCCGATCAAGGACATATTTCGTCATGCCCCGAAGCGGGGTGTCAAAGCCTACGCGGCGAGAACAGAAAGCGCCTCTGCGGATGCTTCCTCAAACGAAAACGGCGCGGCAGGATAGTCGCTGCGCTTCTCATCGGGCGCGGTCACACCCGCGACAATCATGCCATCAAGCCATGCCTGCACAGCAGCGAGCTTGGGCGAGGTCAGTTGCGCTGCGTCGAGCTTCAGCTTGAGATAGAGCAGGGTTGTCGGGCGCTTTCCGTAAAAGCCTTGTGCGTCCACCCATTCGTCGGCGGTCATCGTCGGCAACGGCGGGACGATCCACGCGCCGTCAGTCCACACGGCATCTACGCTTGGGGGTGCGCTTTGGACGGCCCAATCAAAACGCTTCGGGTTGTCGGCAAGTTCCCACGCGGCCATCTGGTCGCCAAGGTCGCGGACATCGTTGGGGTCGGAAATGCGGTAGTAGTTAGGCATAAACTCGCGGATGGTTGGCAACTGTCGCCGTGTTGTTGTTCGTGATGGTCAAGCCGCCTTTGTAGTCAATGAGGTCGCGGCAGAGAGGACTATAGAAGACAAGCGACTGCGGGCGCACCTTGTCGCAAGTCATGCCTTTGGCGAGGGAGGCAATTTCGGCGGCGGTTAGGGCTGCGTTCCAGATGCCGACTTCGGCTATGCGGCCATCAAGGTGGTTTACCGTGGCAGCGTTGTTGAATCCTCCAATCAGCAACGGCGATGTGCTGCTTCCTGCGGCAGCGGGCGCGGTGCCGCTTGTCACGCCATTGTCGAGCGAACCATTATAATAAATGTCGCAAGCTGTCGATGCAGTCAAAACGCCGCAAACGTGCTGCCATGTTGCGGAGGTGACGTTTGTTGATGTGTCTCTGCGGATGGCAAGGCCGCTGGTGTTGCCGACAAACAGGCGAACCTTGCTTGAAATTGTTGCAAGGTTGAATTGACGTTGTGTGGTCAGATTGTCTTTAGACACGATGCCGCGACCATCTGCTCCAGTGTTTGCTGAGTTCTCGTAAAACCAAGCCGCTACAGAAAACGACCCGTAGCCAGACACGGTGAAAGATGTGCCAGCATCCAGCTTTTGTGTGTTTGCCTGTGCGAATTGGTAAGCCATTACGCCGCGCTCCTAATTTCCACAGCGACCAACTCCGCATCGCCTGTCATGGTGTCGTTGGTCGCATCGTCGGCATTGCGAAAGACCTTCAAGCGAAACCTGTTGCCTGCCGCCAGCGAGTCGATGGCCGTGGCGGTGATTTCGGTCACAGTCTCGATGCCGCTTGTGCCGTTGGCCGCGCTGTGCGCTTCCGTGGCCGTGTCGAATGAGTCCGAATCAAGGTCTGTGCCAGACTTCTCAAACTGAACGCCCCAGCGGCAGTTGCCGCTCGTTGCGGTGCTTGCCATCCAGTGAATGAAAACCTTGAGGCCACTGCCAAGCGAAGCGCCTTCGGGAATCACGCCGACAAATACTGCGCTTTCGTCCGTGGCGGCGTCGAAGTCCAAGACGGCGATGCTGTTGCGGGTGTCGAGGGTGGCGAAGGCGGTGGCAGGCGGTTGGTTGTGTTCGGCGGTGAAGACGGCGTAGGTCTTTGTGCCGCCAGACCCGCCGCCCGAAGCCGCCGCCCATTTGACTCCCAAGGTTTCCGCCGAATCGACTGTAAGCACATGGCCGTTCGTCCCGCCCACAGGAAGCCGCGCCACAGTGTCCGCTGCCGAGGCCACGATGAGATCGCCTTTGGCGTCCACGACGGTGGCAGCAATGCCGCTTCCGCCCGTTGCCGACAACTCCCCCGCCGACAAGCTCAAGCCCGATCCGATTTGGATCTCCTCAATGGAGCCGCTGCTCGCTGTCGTTCTGCCCAAAATTCTTGCGGTGGCTTGGGTGAGGCCCGATGTGGTGATGGCTCCTTGCAGGGCGAGGGTTCCGCTGGCGTTGGGTAAATCAATTTGCCTGTTTGCACTAAGTTTGTCAGAAGCAGATATTGTTGCAAAAAAATCGTTTGCTGTGTCCTTAAACTCAAAACTACTATTAACAATAAGATCGGAAGTTTCGACGCCGCTGGAGCATATTACGTTACTGAACGCAACGTTATCCGTTGTATTCAACGACTGATCAAAAAGCTCATCCGCGCCTTCGGGGAGGTGACTGGCGGCATGAAGATTCGGGTCGCGGTCATCCGAAAGCCGCGCATCATTCCCCTCGCAAAAGCTCCCTGCCGCCGTGCCGAATGCCCCCGCCTCGACTACGCCGTTTGTGCCTGTTTTGAGCGGGAGGTTTGCGGTGGTGCCGAGTTTGAGGTCGGACGCGGCCAAGGCAATTTCGTCAAACGTGCCCTGCGCGTTTTCCTTGGGAACTTTGATGTCGTTTAGGGCCATAGATTAAGTCCAGTTGAGAGGCATGGGCACGCGCCCCCAGCGGCGGCTTTGGCTGCCGGGGGTTTGCACAAGCACATAAAGATAATTGCCGTCGTAGGACACCGATCCGAGGGCGGGATTTGTCGTGTTGTCAGTTGGCGATGACGGCGCGGGAGTGATCCACGCGATACTACGCTGATCTATGAGCCTCGTGTCGTTGGAAAGAACTACTTGATAGCGTTTTTGCCCTCCCGTGCCGGGGCGCGTTGCGGCGTTGTCGCCGCCGCGATCAAAGTAGTCCGTCTCTACGCGAGTCGGGGTTACATAGTCGCCTGTGTTTTGCTTTGCGGCGAGCGCGTCTGAAAGCCCCTGCACATCGCTGGTTGTTGGCAGGCTCCAGCTTGCGTCTCCTTTTAAGAATCTGCCCGCATCGCCGCTCGTGGCTTGCGGCACAAGACCGCCGCCCCCGCTTCCGTATGAAAATGCGCCTATGGTCACAGCGCCTGTGGCTCCGTTGACCGAAGACACGCCCGACGCCGGGGCCGCGCCCCATTCAGGAATGCCGCTCGCTGCGACTTTAAGAATTTGGCCGCTGGTGCCGATGGGGAGGCGGGCAGCAACCGATGCACCGCGATAAAGCAAGTCGCCTTGGGTCGTAAGCGTTTCAATGCCTGTGCCCGCTGGCCCCTGCGCCCCGGTCGCGCCTGTTGCGCCCGTGGCTCCCGTTGCCCCGGTTGGCCCCGCAGGGCCGATTGTCGGCAGCGTCACGTTTACTGTCTGCGGCGAAGGGATGCCCACTTCAACCGCGTTGGTGTTCAGGCTGACCTCGACTTTGTGATACGCGGCCATGTTAGAGCGGTGCGGTGCGAGTGGTTACGTCAGAAAGCACTTTCCACAAGCCGCCGAACAACGTGTAAACCTTGTTGTCAGCGCCTTTGATTTGCACATCGTAGTAGCGAGTGCCTGCGGTCGCGTTGTCGGTGGTCAAAAGATCGAAATGGGACAGCCCACCCGCCGCGTTGCTGTGCGTGGTGACTTCTTTGCGAATGACGGCGGCAGAATCGGCATCGGTGAGCGCGTTCTTCACTGTCAGAAAAAGCGTGGCCCCTGTAAGATTGTAGGCCGTGCCGTCCGCGTCTTTAACCGACACATCGAGCCGCCCGGAGTCGCCGCGCGTCCAGCACAGATCGGCTTGAGATGAAGTGCAGGCGCTCATTTGTTTCTGTCCCTCCACGCTTTACCGAGCGCCAGCACGGCGATAGCGAGGCCGCATCCAAGGGTTCCGAGACGCATCCCCGTCTCTAAATGCGGAAGCAGCGAGACGATGACGCTACCGAGTGAGGAAGCTACGGCCACGACGGGGCGGGTAAAGAAATCTGAAAGCTCGTGAATCATTGATACAACGGGGCGCGGTAAGAATTAGTGCCGATCCGCATTTCGACCCATGCGACCACGTTCGTCGTGTTGGCCGGGGCGTTTGTCGCGGGGCGGGTCGAGGCGTTGGTAGAGAAGCGAATCGGGCGTGCAAACTCGGTGGCCCCATCGCGGATCAACGTCATCACCTCATTGTTCGTGCCGCCGCCGCTAAAGATCACGGCGTTGGTCGAGGCATCCGCGCCGATTTGCATCAGCGCGTTGTAGCCAAACACGCTAAACACAGCCACGCCGCTGCCGTTTGTGTTGGTCGAACGAAAACCAAACTGCGCCGATTGATTCGTCGCCTCGGCCACTCCTACGCGGAACAGCGTTTCGTTGGAAATCGTCGTGTTGTTGCTGGCGAGTAGGTTGGCGAGGCCGAGGAAGGGTTCGTTGTTGGTGCGGTAAACGAAAAGCAGGCCGTTGTTTGTGGCCGACTGATTGGTGATGACGATGTTGCCGTCTGAGGTCAGACCGCGAAAGGCGGGGTTGTTGGTCGCGCCGAGGCCGAGGTTCGTTCTTGTCGCGGCAGCAGCGCTTGGCGAGTCAAAATCAATTTGGCTGGACACTAAAAAGACATCAGCGATTACGCTTTCAAAAGTCACACTATTGGTGGCTCCAAGTCCGAGATTCGTGCGGGTTTGGGCGGCGTGCAGCGCGGCGTTGGTTCCGCCAAAATCGAGCGGATAATAACTAATGTTTGGACCGTTCTGAAATGAAAGCTCCAAAGCCTGTGCTCCCCCCAGCCCATAAAAAATCATTTCCTCCAAATTTATTCTTTCGAGGCTTTCCCAAATAAGAGAGGTGTCACTGATCGTAACGGTTGAAGCTGACTGTGCTCCTCTTACGCTTATGGGGGCTACAAAAGTTAATGCGTTCGTGTTTGTATAAACCACCGCACCGTTCGTGTCGTAACCCAATAGCGCCGTGGCCGAATTGCTGTTTGTGAGGGCGGGCCAGCCGAGTGATAAGTTCGTGCGGGTTTGGGCGGCGTTGGTTGTGTTGTTGAACTCTATGGGGCCGTGAACTTGTATGTTATCCATGTCTTCAAGCACCAATGCCCCCCCGCCAAAGTTTAAACGTCCTTCTTCAAAACTAAAAAACTTCCCAGAATTAGCTATGATTCGCGTTTGGCTTATCGTAATGTTGTCAAGAGCGCTACCAATCCGCACATCAGCGTCAAATTTCAGCGCATTCGTATTCGTCCAAATCACCGTGCTATTCGTCACATTGTAAGACAGCGCCTTCACCGTCTGCCCGTGCGAGGAGGCGGCGAAAAGCGTGGCGAGAAAGATGGCGAGCAGGGTTTTCATTATTGTTTGGTGGCGGTCAAAACGCCGTTGTTGTCGATGGAGACTGTCCATGTGGAGGTGTCGGGGGATTTTAGAATAAAGCTGGTCGATCCCACCGTGATAGCTGGCTCCCCCCCACGAATCACATCGTTGTAAACCACGGCTGATGTCGGCAGCGTTGTTGTGGTTGTGCTGCCAACCGACCAAGTGACCTCGATCTTGGCCGTTACGCTTTCGGTCGTGGCGTCCGGGCTGAACTCCGCGTCCATGTTTGCGGTGTTCAAGTTCAGGTCGAAGGTGTAAACGGTTGTCGATCCTGTGCCTGTTTTTGTCCAGGCTGTGTCGTTGGCAAGGAAGTTGCCCGTGAAAGTCTTTTTGATGCCGATCTGGCCCGTGGCCCCCGCGCCCAATTCAACCACCGAGCCGCCTCGCACGAACTGCACCTCGACCGGAACCGTGTCGCGGCGGGTAAAGTATAGCGTGTTGACCCGCTGCGTCAGCACGGGCGACACGACAAATTCAGAGGAATCGAGATTGATGTAAACGCGCACGGCCTTGCCCGTGGCGTCTGTGTCAAAACTCCCCGATTACTTCCCCCGTCTCTGAATCGTAAAGTGCGAGTTGGCTGTTGAGCGCATACTCGTAGTATTCATGCGGCTCAAGAGAAAGGTTGGTTACGGTGACCGATGGTTTCTCTATGTAAATCGGGACGGCCAAATTGTTTTGCCCAAGTCCTTTTATTTCAATTTCACCGGATTCTTCGCTGTTTGAAGGCTCCAAAGTTTCCTCGTCAACATCGCGGGAAAATGTTGTCGCCAAGGCTGTAAATGTATTTTCCGACTCGGTTTGTGCAACCACGTCTAAAATGAGCGGAAACAAAACGGAGAAATTGCCATTTTCATCCGAGCTTAATCCTGCGGCATTGACCTCATATTCGCCCCCCTCTTCAGATGTTTGCAAAAAATAAAGCCCCATCAGTGTGCGAATGCGAAACTCTGCTTCTTCAACAACTGAATCTCCGTCAATGACTGTTTCAAGTTGCCCTTCAAAGATTTGCGGCTCGTCTAAGTAAGTTGAAACCACGGCAAATGGCGAGCCAAGCGGCATTCTTTGACTGCCTTCACTTCTGTTGGGCTGGCAAACAAGCTCCCCCTCATTTACTTCCCGCTCTAAGATATCTTCAAACGCGCAAGACAGCGACCATGTTATCGTTTCTGTGCCAACCGTGGTCTGGTCTTCAATCTCTATGTCTGCGCTGACCTTCCAAGACTTCACGCGCCAAAACGCATAAGCATACTGCTCTGGCGTTAGTCTAAGCTGGTAAAGCGACCCGCTGCCATCAGGGGCAACAAATGCCGTTTGATCGGCGCGGAAGGCGTAGGGGGCTCCGCTTGGACAATAGGGCAAGTGGCCCCCGACATAAAGCAGTCTGGCTGCGCTCATTTAGCCAATGTTCTCTGTGGAATAATCAAACCACCATTTGATCGGATTGCCATTGAAGCACACATTCTGCAAAAGCTGGTGCTGCTTGATTCCTTGAGAGATTGCCGGGCTTCCGTCCTCGGATTCGGTGGCAACGGCAATGATTTTGCGCGCTGCTTTGAACTCAGGCGGCAACTCTTCAAAATCAATCCACACCTGCGAATCCGAATCGCCAAGGTCAGAATCTGGGTTTAGCGCCCCGTTGTCTCCCACCGAATCGACAGATGCCTCCCCTTCGCTTTCGTCCCATTGCAGGTAGATGTAATCTTTTTCTTCGGTGTAGGTGATTGGTTTCCAGCCCGGATCTTCATCATCTGCCTCGTTTGTGAGCAGTCCAACGAGTTCGGATGATGCAAAAAGATTTGTGTAAACCCTGCTTTCGTAGATCACGCCCCAATACCACTGGTCTTCAATGTTGCGCGTGATAACCCTGAATGGGTGGGGTGCTGTTGATGTGCCGCCGCCGCGAGGCAGGGAAGCGGCAAGGCCGATATAGGTTCCGGTGCCGTCTTGTCTGACCGTGATGCCGCGCTCGCCCTTGGGTTTGTTGCGCTTAATCTCTTGCAGGATCGTGTTGAGACGATCGGCGCTTAGTTCGCGCAGAAGCGGCCTGTTCGGCTGAAATCGGATTTGCGCGAAGTCGGACATGGCTTAACTCCAACTGTAGAGGGCTTCCACGTCTTCCCACCCGCTGAAGCTCAAAGTGTATTCGCGGGTCACTTCATAGCGCGTGCCGATGGGGTTGGCCGTAATCGCGGTGCAAATCCAGAAGGTTCCGTTTGGTGCGTTTAGCTCCGAGGGGTTGGCAACTTTTGCAATGGGAGAAAGGCTCGGCAGAGTCGATTCGATTTCCGAGATGCGACCAACAACTGCGGGGGCGAGAAAGTATTCCGTGCCCCGCAGTAAAAAGCCGAAGAGTTTGGTCTGTGCCGCGCTACCGAATGGCCCTTGGGTTTTATTTTCGACCGCCGTCTGCACGTCCTGAATTTGCTGCGGAGTTAGTGTTTCAAATGTTGGGTGGTTGTAGATCGGCACCTCCCGCGTCCCGCCCGTGAGCTCGATGCGCTTGCCGTAGGCGTTGTAAGACGCGCCCCCCTCGCCACCTTGGGAGTATTCGGCAACGGCGCGGCGGATGCCGCCCGGCTCTTCGCTCGCGCTGACCGAGGACAGAGGAAAGCCCTGCTCACTTGTCGGGATGTTGAGCAGTTGCCCGCCTGTGGAAACGTAAACCTTGCGTAAAACCTTGCGGTCGCCGCTGTCTTGAAATCCGCCGCCTGTTGTTTCGATTTGCATAGAAGTTAGTTGGATGCGGGCAAGACCAACGGTTCGCCCGCTCCGAGGATTTGATTGGTTTTTTTCTGCTCTGAAAGCATCCGCTCCATGACTTTGGTGGGGTCTTCTTTGCGGCGGGTGTCGAAAAACTCGTTTGAGGCGAAGCCGATGCGTTGGAGTTGAGAGGCGCCGAAGGAGCCGGTCATTATCGCCTGTTGCTGCGCTGCCCTTGCTGCCTCTTGATTTTGCAACATCTGCTCGCGCTCAAACCGCTTTATGCCCTCAATGTTGCCTGGCCCAAGTTCTTTTCCAACAACGTCGCCAAGACGTGTTCCGGGTGAAAGCCGCTGGCCGCTTCTTTCCGCCTCCCGCCTCTGGCGCTCCTCAAACTTTTGTCTCGCGGTGAAGTCTTCTTGGGCAAATTTCTTTTCTTGCTGCAAATTCCGCTGGCGGTCGAAGGCTTGCAGGCCCGTTGCAATTTGTTCCGGGCTTGCGCCGAGTGCTCTGAGTTGCGACTCCAAGCCTGCTCGTTGTCGTTGGGTTTCCTGCCCTTTTTCTACTTGGTCAAGTCGCCCCTCTTTTGCTCCTGCAATTTGCTGGGTCAGGTTTTTGTTTTGCTCTTTGAGGCTGGCAATAACTTGCTGGACTGTGATTTTTCCTGCGTCGGCAACAAGCTGATCGGCGTTGGCAAACAACTGCCCGCCCGTGAAGAAATTTGCAACATTGTTTAGGAAGCCGCTTTTGAAATTCTCCGTTTCTTTTGCGATGTTGGCGATTTGCTCCTGCGCCTGCTTTGCCCCGCTGATGATTCCGTCGAAAGTGGTTGCGCTGCCGATCGCTTTGAATGACGAGTCGAGCGTGGCGTTTAGATCAATGAGCTTGGTATATTCTTCGGCGACTTTTTCAATCTGCTGCTTTACGACCAGGCCGATTCCGACTCCCGTGGCACCGGCTCCGAAAAGTCTTCCAATCAGCCCGCCGGCCTGCGTCGGGATGTTTTCTATTTCGCTGGCGGTTGTTTTCGCTCCTTCGCGGACGCGGCGAAGTTCAGCCAGCATTTCCTCGGCGGCAGCTTTTGTTCCCTCATTGGAAGCGTTGGCCAAATCGGCAAGCTCTTTTGAAAAATCTCCTGTCTGAGTTTTGCCCTGCGGGATAGGGCGAAACGTGGGGGCCGAGGTGCGCGAAAAAGTTTGCTGCACCTGAGTTGCCGTCTTCTTGGCGTCGGCCAGCACAGACTGAAAGCCTGTCTGCGTCTGGTTGGCCGCTGTGATTTTTACTTTTACTTCAGCCATTTTGTTTCTCCTCCTTGCGGGCCTTGCTGTTGGCGATGGCCAGACGCTCCGAGTCGGTCACAATATCGAGGTGCGTGCCGCTTTCGGTTTCGTAGGCTGCGGCTTCATACCATGCCGCCGCGCCGACTGGCGTGGCCCAGGCCTGTTTCTCGGTCATGCCAAGGCGCATGAGGCGGGCAACGGTCGTGATGGCGTTCGGGATGCGCGAGGGTTCGCCGCGTTCTTCGCCGGCCTTGGGCGACTTGTTCCACATCTGCGGAGGCGCGCAGTAGTCGGCAACGTAGGTCTGCCACCTTGCCACCTCGGCCACAAAATCCATCTTGCGCCACTTCCACAGGCGGCAGCGCCATCCGTCCATCTGTGGCAGGGTCAGAGGCGGGCGAGAGCAGATCCACACAGCCAGACGCAGATCGGCCTCGCTGCCAAGGTTGCCGTGGTAGAAGGGCGAGGCAATGGCCTCCAGCGTGAAGGCGTGGCCCAAGGAAAGGGGCTGCATCCGCAGACCGCACACTTTGTGCGGCGCGTTTAAGAAAGACTCTGCCGCGAGCGCGTCCATGCGCTTGCGCGGTTACGAACCGCTAAAGGCTACGGTTGTGGTGACGGTGCGGACGAAATCGGTGTTGCTGAACCGCTTTTCGGTGCGGATGGTGCCGCCTGCGGCAATGCTGCCGACCGTCAGGCTTCCGCCCGCTCCGTAGTAAACGCCGCGAATGTTAAACTTAACGACATCGCCTGCCGTCTCAGCTTTCTCGGCGCTCAAAACGTCAAAAGTAGTGCCATCTATTTCAAATGTTGCAGAGGTAAAAGAGTCCGCAAGAATAGTGGCCGAGGCTTCGCACCGAGGGTTGTAGGTGCGAGCGGCAGTAGGCGCTACACCGGCACTTGACGGATCGACAATTACCTCATCAACGCTCCATGTAAGTGTGGCGCTTAAAGCGTCATCGCCATCAATGTCTGGAGCTCCAAAAGTAGAAGTAACGGTTTCGGTTGTGGTTTCGGTCCTCGTGTATTTGAGGATATTGTCCGCCACGTTTCCGTCCTTGTCCTGTGGGGCAACGTATTCAAAGGACTTGCTGGTCGAGCGAGAAAAGCCAGCGCCAGAGCCGTAAGTGATAGCCATGCCCTCGCGGGGCGTGTCAATTCTGCTGGCAATAGAGGGTCACGGCCAACACGTCGGTAATGCGGTTGTCGGAGCTATCGACCGAGTGACCCGTCTCCAGCATCCCGGCCACCGTGACGTTCGCAGTGGTGAAGTCTTGGGCGACAATATCGCGCAGGGTTTCCTGCACCAAAGTAACCGCTTCGTCGTGGGTGCTGGCGTATTGGCCGGGCGTGATAACGTGGATGGTCACTTGCGCCGACCAGCGGGCCAACTGCGGAAACGGGCGCTCGGCGGAAAGACAGGCGGCGACAATGCGACGGGGCGGGACAGCGGTTTCCGAGTAATAGGGATACACCGTGTAGTCATCCGTCACGGCACCGGGAAGCTCGGTGCCGAGGTGGGCCGACACGATTTGCTCGATCTCGTGCCGCAGGCTGTAATTTTGCGGGGTGGCCGTGGGGCCAGTCGGGGAGGTGTTGATGCGCTCGCCTGCGACAAGGCTGATGCGGATACTGTCGCTCTGGTAATTGGCCGATGTCTCGCTGGTAAGTTCGGCCAGATGCCAGCCGTAGAGCGTGAAATCCGTCTGTGCCGCGTTGATGGCGGCAAGGGCGGTGTTGGTGTTGGTATCGTCCAAAAGGCGCGACAGCGCGGCCACACGATCCTTGTGTGCGGCCTGCCAGCCTGCGCCGGCATTGGCGGCGGAGATGACCGAGAAATCCATCGTGGCGCGAGTAGCCTGTCGGACGCCGCCCTCCAGCAATTCCGCTGTGGCCGAGGCGACAATGACGCACGGCAGGGACAGCGCATCGACGGGAACAGCATGACGCACAGGGATGCCCGACAGCGCGGTGCCTGTGCGGTTGGCGGTAAGGTAGGCGGCAAAGGCGCCTTCAAGTTCGCGGTGGATCATGCGGCGGCGGCGAGTTTGCTCATGCGGTTGTTCATTTCGCGCTCGATCTGCTTTTGGCGGAGGCGAACCACCCAATTCACCGCGCCCTGGTTGATGATCGTTGCGGCGTTGGGCGTGGTGTTGGCCAGTTCCACATACATATTGTTGGGGTTGGCGACACTTGTGCGGCCCTTGCCGCTGGCGCGCTTGACGTTGCGGGCGGCGAAGGCTGGCAGATTGACCGAAAGACCAGCCTGCCTTGCTGCCGCGCCCCAGCCAGCTTTCATCGTGCCGACACGCTTGACCACTTCCTTGGTGTAGCTGTTCATCTGGCCCTTGCTCATCACAAGCTGCGACCACGTTGCTTGCCGCACTTGGCCACGGGAGTTCTTGCGCGATTTGTGCAGGGTTCGGCTCGGCGCATCATCCACATACTGCAAGCGCCCAAGGCGAGAATCGCCCAATGAGGAGACTTGGCGCGTCTGCGTGTAGCTGCGGACGCGCTTGCCGTTCTTGGTGGTGTAGGGGCGAACCTCTACGGTGGTTGGCGTTTGGTTGTTGAGGAAATCCAAGGCGCGGGCCTGCGAATAGTCGGGGCCGGGTGTTATGTATCGCCGAAAGGCCGAGCGGGCTCCGCGCTCTCCGCTGTCTTTGAGGATGGCGCGGATGGTTGCCGCTGTGACAAAGACGCGATTGATGTCGCGGGTGGTCGCGCTCTCGCCCATCTCCTGCGTCTTGGGGGGCGTAATCGCCAAAAGCCCGTTGTCGCCATCGTCGCGCACCATGAGTCGAGCCTGCTTGAAAAGCTCCATACCCACTTCCCGCGTGGTGGCCGTGGAAAACTTCGGCACCATCTTCCGCAGTTCGTCCAAGGAAATCTCGACTGAGATAGCCGCAGCCATCGCCCTACTCCGCCAGCCCGCCGGCTGTGATCTCGATGACCGCCGCGTCCTGCGCCACGCCGAGGACTTGAAGCTCGATGTCGCGGACGGTGATGCGACTCCAGATGGCAGGGATCTCCACAGTCTTAATTCCCATTGCAATACAGCGTTCAAACTCGCTGCGCGGAATCCCGACTCGCACCGAGCGGATCTGTCGCACCCCGCCCTCGGCGAGCTCGTCGCGCAAATCCATGTCGCCGACCACGGCCTTGAGTTGTGTGCCACCGATGGTCACATATTCGCCGCCTACGTCCGTAATCGCGGCCACGCCAAGGATGTGCGCCGTGTCTAACTGATTCGCCATGCCCTACGTCCGCGAGTCAAAGCCCCGCCACGCCGGGGTCGTAGTGCTTGGTGACGTAGCTGTAAAAGTAGATTGGCTCGTCGCCGCTCCATTCCTCGGTCTGTAAATGCGGCAGGAGGCCGAGCGCATAGTTGTAGTCCTCGCCCCACATCATATCGGGAAAGCGGCTTTGTAGGGCCACCTCGCGCTTAATGGCGCACAAATGATGCGGTGTGCGGTCTTGGCCCTGCCAGTGGTGGTTGTCGCGGAAACGCAGGCTGTGGCGGAAAATGGGCGACGGGCGGTAGTCCTCTCCATCCATCGTGACGTGCATGGTAATGCCGACCACGTCGGGCTTGCTTTTAAGGCAGGGAAGGATTCGGGCAACGTAGTCGGGCGCCACCATATCGTCATCGTCCACGAAGGCCACATAGTCGCCCGTGGCTTGCTCGATCATACGCTGGCGCTTAACCCCGACCGATCCGGGGCCGTCATCAATAGTGATGCGGACGCTGCGCTTGGCCTGCGGCTTCAAGACGGCAAGCAACTTTTCCAGCATGGCCGCACGCGACGGGATGGTGGGAATCAAGATTTCCAGCTTCATGGCGCCCATCCTTGTGCCACGGCGTCCGGGTTGCGGCGGCGGAAGACGGCTTTGCCGCGCTCGTTGGCCTCTGGGTTTTGCTGGCGGCGGTAACACTCGTCTGTCGCCGCGCCTGTGAATAGCGGGTGGTCGTGGTAGAACTTAATGTGCCGCGCATCCTCGACCACGCCGTCTCGGTAAGAGCGGAAAGAAAACTCGGTGCCTGACCAATAGCCGTCGTATTCGGGGCAAAGGAGCCATTCGCGGCCCAGCCACCACCGCCAGTTGAAGGTCATGATGGTCATGAGTTGTTCGCCCGGCTTGTTGAATCCATCCGAAACGTGCAGCACGGTCGGCTTGTCCATGTGCGGGGTCATGGCTTGGATCACTTGCTCATCCCAACCATGCGGCGGGTAAACGTCCGACTGCGCCATAATGAAGATGCGAGCCCCTGATGCCGTGGCTGCGCGGGCGGCGGCGTTGTAGTTGGCCACGGAAGAGGAGTGGCCTTCGGGAACGGCGGGCGCCAAGGCGTGCGGGTAGTGCTGCAACTGCTCAACCACCTCCGTGTCGCTTTCGCAGATGCCAAAATAATACGCCACGCGCTCCGGGTGCGCGGCTCGCTCCAGCCAGAGGTTGCGGACTTCGATGTCCTTTTGCCCCCTGCCCGCCGGGTGGCCCACGGCAATGCGCGGCTTGAGGCGCTTCTGCCATTCTTTGCGGATGCGCTCGGCCTCTTTGGTGTGGCCGGCTTTAGCCAGGGCAAGCGTCTTTAGATCGTGCGCTCGCCATCCGTAGAGGGACGCATCGTGCGTCCAAGAGGGTTCGTCGGGCATAGGTTGCGCCTCCATCGCGTAGGCATAGGCCAGCCCTTTTTTCGGGTTGCCTCTGGCCGTGTGCATTTTGCAAAGCTCGGCGTAGCCTTCGCGGCGGTGCGGCATGAGGCGCACAGCTTCCAACAGGGGGCGCTCGGCCTCGTCCACATCTTTGATCCATCGCCCAATCGTTTGATAGGCCACGAACTTTTCCTCGTCACCGAGGTCAGGATGCGCCGTGGCAAAGATCGCGGCCTCCATTGCCTTCGGGATGTCCTGCTGCGTCTCACACTCGCGGAAGAGAAACCACCATTCGCGGCCCGTGCGTTGCTCTGGCGGCACGCTTTCAAGGATGGCGCGGTTGCGGACTACGCTGCCGCGCTTGTTGTTTTCGGGAAGGTGGATGACTTGAAGTTCCATGCACCAAGTGTTTTTGGTGCCGTCCTTCGTCTCGATGTCCTCGTGAACGGCATTGATCCACTGGCTGTAGCAATCCACATGGACGAGGCGGATGCGGCGGGCATAGCTGCCGGACGCACTGGTCACATACGGTGCGTAGATAGCGCCTTTGATGATCTCGGTGCCGCCGCGAATCTTGGCCAGCGCCTCGGCGCCTGAGTCGGCCAGCAGATCGTCGCAATCGGCCCACATGATCCAGTCGGTGCCTTCGGGTGCGAGGGCAAAGGTCTGGTTGCGGGCGGCGGCGAAGTTATCGACGTGGGGCCATTCCTTGCCTGTTTCGCGATTCACATACTCGCCCACGATGCAGCCACGCGCCTTGACGATGTCCAGCGTCTCGTCGGGCGGTTGGTTGCCGCAGGCGCGGACTACTGAAATCGAATCAACATGAGGCAAGAATGAGTCAAGAAATCGGCCAATCATGGCCGCTTCGTTGCCTACAATGATGCCGAGATGAATCTTTGCCACTGACTACAAAAGGAAAGGGCCGCGCTGAGTGGAAGCGCGACCCTTCGGGTCGAAACCCAGATGGAAACTCCCGGCGGGCCACTCAAACCGCCGGGAGGTGAACACACGAGCCTTAGATGATGAGCGCGCAGGTGCCGCTGGTCAGACCGGCTGCCGATCCGAACATAACTTCGACCGAGGCAGTCACCGTGCGGGTGGACTGCGAGGCGGTGATGTTATACATGACGGTCATGCCAAGCTGCTCAAGCGTCACGTTGTCCGAGACGTAGAGGAGGTTAGCGACCGCCGGGTCGATGACAGGCATGGCCGAGGCCACCGCAACCGCTTCGGGCGAAACCGCGAAGCCGTCGAGGCCCGTGACCGCACCAGAGAACGAGTTGGCGTAGTAGATGCCCTGGTCGAATCCGTAGGCTCCGTTTTGGAGCGGGAGGAAATCGGCGTTGGTCGGGATCAACTTGCTGTAGATTTCGGGAGTGACAACCAAGCCCTTGCGGTCGCTCTTGCTGATCGCGCTCCACAGGGAAGCGAGATGGCCGGAACCGGGGGTGATGGTGGTCGTAGTAACCGTGGCCGCGCCGAAGTTAACCGTGGTGATCGGGGTGATCGCCACCGAGAACAACTTGTCGGCGAGGGCGTTGAGGTTGATACGAACCAAGTTCTCCAGACGGTGACCCAGAGCGAGGTCGGCCTGTGTGATGCCGAAGAACTGGCTGTAGTGGTCGAGCGTCACGGTCGCCTTGCCAACGGTAACGTCGGAAGCCGGGGTGAAATCGGTCGGGTTGGTGGTCGTGGCGCTGGTGGCCGTGACGAGGGGCACCTGAATGGTGTCCTTGGGTTTGCGGACTTCGTTGCTGAAATCCGTGCTGAAGATGCGAAGCGGGGCCAACCTGTTGGCGAGCACCGTCTGCACTTGTTCAGAGATCGTCGCTACGACGAGTGCTGAATCGAATGAGTTAGCCATATACTATTTGTTTGTTGGTTGTTGGTTTTTCTTTGGGGGTTGGCCCTTAGAAAGTTCTGGCGTTGCGAGCGCGATAGATGGCGCTCTTGTTCGCGGAAAAGATTTGCGCGGCGCGCTTCCAGTCCTTCGACTCGCTGGCAGCTTTGAACTGCTCAACGGGGTCTTCGGAGGCGATGGCGTTGCTGGCGACGGCCTCGCTGCCTTTGGCGGCGAGAGCGATTTCGAGCTCGGCGACTTTCGCGGAGAGGGCGGAGAGTTCGGCGGCTTCGGGAGCGGGCGCGGCCTCTTCGGACTTCACTTCCTCGGCGACAACTTCAGCCTCGGCGGGTTCGGATTTGTCGGCGGCGATCGCGGCGACGGATTCTTCGAGCTTGGAGACAACAGCGGTCAGCGCCTCGATGGCGGCTTTCGCGTCAAACTCGACTTGTTCGGTGACAGAAGATTCGGTCATGCCCTCCGCCGAGGTGTCAACTTGGGCGGGCTCACTGCCGGCGCGGAAAACGCCTTCGCGGTTCGCAGCGGGGCGCGAAACGAGGTCAACGCTGACCAGATTTTCGACGCGGGCAAAACGGCGGTCGCCCACTTCTTCGGGCTTGCCACTGAAGGCCATTGAAAATCCGACGCGGCCAGGCGCTTTAGAAAGAATCTCAGCGTAAAACTCAGCCTGCGGATGAGCCGAAAGCAGTTCCAAATCGGCGCGCAGTTGGTCTTCCTTGATGCGGAAGTTGTTGAGAAGGCCGATGAGCGAATCAATGGACTCGTCGTGATCGACAAAAACTTTGACCGGGCTACCAGCCTGCCCCGCCTGTTCGGCTTGGAGCAGGGTTACCGTGTCCACGAACATTTCGTGGCCGAGTGCGGGGCCAACGGTGGCCACGCTGATGCCGTCAAATTTGAGTTCCGCCATATAGGCGGCGGCTCATGTCAAGCGGAGGGCTTGGGATCGGACTTCTTGCGCTTGTAGATGCGTTTCTTTTTGCGGGCGCGGGCGGAAAGTTCGGTCGGCGTTTCTTCCGACTGCATCTTGCCTCTGATTCTTTTTCTAAACCCCGCCAGCAATTCGGCTTGCTTCTCTATGGCGCTTTCCGCGCTTCTAATGTTTTCCGGCAAACTGTCGTAGGAATTGCGATCAAACCGCTTCATTCCGTTAATTTCCGCAAAACTTTCCTCGACGATTCTGTTAGTTCTAGAGTCATCAAACAGTTCCCCTGGCAAATATTTCACGCGGGTTCTTTTGCTTATTGCTTCAGTGACAACTGGGTTTCCCTTAAGGGCTCCAGCAAAGTCTTTTACCTGTGAATCAGTTGCGGCCCTAAAAATACCATGCCCGGCTTCGTGGTTGATTACTCGATCCAGCCCAAAGGTCTTTCTGTATTCGTCGGGACTTTTCGCAATAGCGTCGGCGCTGCGTGTGTGAAGCAGCAAGTTTCCGTCTGTATGGCCTCCATACCAAACATTGCCGCTGGGGGTTTTTGAAGAACTCTTAATCTGAATATTTTTGATGCCCGCTTTTTTAAGAGCATCAACTGTTTCTTGATCTGAAAGAACTTCACTAAGCTCCGAAGATGTTTTTTTGCTTAGTTTGTCTAGCGCGTCGGGCTTATCTGGGGTTGTGATTGTAAGCCCCGCAATTTCGCCTTTTATCAAATTTCCGTCGTCGGCAATGTCCTCTGGTTTTAATGGTCCGACCCTTTCTCTCTTAACTATCTTTGCCGAGGGACTTGATTTGCCTTTAGAGTCACCGGCGCAGTTATTTCCTGGCTTGAATCCCCCATCTCCCGTGCCGCAATCAAGCTGAGTCTTTTTTTTTACGCTGTATTCAACTTCTGAAGGATCAATGGCGTCTTCGGTTATTGTCGCCTGTTCAGATTCGTTGTTTGCGTTAGGCTCTGTCGCCCCCTCGGTGCGCTCGACGCCGACCACCACGCCGAGCTCGGCGGCGAACTGACGTTCGGCAGCGATTTCCTGCATGGCGGTTTTCCAGTCGAGCCCCTGCTCGCCAAAGAAGTCGGCCAAGGTCATGAGCCCGGCCTTCACATCGTCGCGGCGGGCGGCGGCTTCGCGGCCTACGTCCACGGTGATCGAGCGCGGGGTCTGCCAGTGAACGCTGCGCCAGTTCGGATTCTGCGGCAGTTCGCGGCGGCGCATGGCGTTGGCGATGGCGTAGTTCCAGAGCTTGCCAAGGAAAGAGGAGATAAGAACGTCCTGCCGGGCGGCAAAGGCGCGGGCGGCTTTTTGAATGATGAAACGCTGGGCCACACCGCCGACAGCGGAGGTGTCCCAGATAAATTCATAAGGCAGGCCGAGGCCGAGCGCGGCTGCGCGGATGTATTGCTCCAGATGCGCGTCCAACTTTTCGTTGGGGCGATTCATCATGAAGGACTCGATGCGCTCGGTCGCCTTGAGTCGCGGAATCATGCCGCCGCCGAAAACCGTTTCGCGGGTCAGGCTTTCGCCTGTGCTCTTGGACAAGTCGCCAAAGAATCCCTCGGCCCCTACACCGCCCTGCGCGTTCTGAACGACAAGGCCGATGCTGCTGCCGATCTTCGCGGCCTGCATCTCAAAGCGGAGGAGTTCGTCGCGGTCGAGGAGGTTGTTCAGCGCCACGGCCACGGCGGGATACCCGCGCACTTGGTCGGGGCGTTCGGGCTCGTAAACGTGCAGCATCAGATCCGCCTGGATGCTGCGGCTGGTGCGCTGGCTGAAGGTGTCGCCCTCGACCACATGATAAGCGAGCGGGCGCGCAAAGCGGTCGAGGCTCACGCCATCAATGATCTGGTCGGCCTTGTCGGGCGGGTTGGCCACGCGATGCGACTCGACCACTTGGACGGCGGGCATCCCATCGCGCTTGTTGGTCAGGATGCAAAAGATTTCGCCGTCGCGGTCGATGGCCTCAGAGACGAGCATTTGCAGCCGGCGCATATCGTGGCGCTCGCTGATTTCGGGCGACTTGCTCCAGTTGTCCCACCACGCCTCGGCGGCGTCATCCCATGCGGGATCGCCGCTGTTGGCCTGCGGGGCGATGGCCGAGCCGACCGAGTAGGTCGCCTTGTCGCGGATGGCGCTTCTGACGATCGCGTTGTTGTAAAAAAGTTTGCGCGACAGGCCGAGCAGGCGCACGCGGTCGCCGTTGGAAATATCCACCTTGCTGTCCTGCGCCTGCGACTGCACCCATGCGCGTTCTTCCGGGCGCCAGTTGGCGGCTTCGACCATGCGGGAAAAGCCCAGCGCCTTGGCCATTTTGTCGATGAGGTTGGCCATGTTAATATACTCCGTATTGGGCGCGGGTGGCGCGGTCGTTGCCGATGTCGCCGGCATTGATGGCAAGGGCCGTCTCGATGAGGCCCAGCATTTCCCAAGCATCGTAACTTTTCTGAAGCGTCACCGACCGACCGCCCACACTGCTTGACAAAACAAACGCTTGAGAGGCGCCGCCCGCCAGAATTTGCGCCTTGCAGCTTGCTTTGAGTTGGGAAAGTTCGGACGCCGTGAAGACACGGGCGAGCATCGACGCATCGGTCATGCCCTCGTTGCTTGTGTCAAGGAGCGGCGTTCTGTGCGCGGAAGGCCGACAAGAAGCAATCCATGTAGACCAGCGCCATTTTCTCGCAGTCGGCCAAGTGGTTGGGGCCGAATCGTTGCCACTTCTTTTCGTCCTTATCGTCTACCAGCGCCTCGTTTTGCATCTGCGAAACGTAGTCCTTGGCCAGATCACGCGGCAAATACCACGGCACGCGGCCATCCCGTAGCACATCGTGGTAAAGCCGCTCCTGCCAGAGCAACGCATCGAAACGCATTTGGCGGATGGTGCGAGTGCCGTCGATCTGAAGCTCGCCCGTCTCCCAAGGCTTCAAAGACGAGTTGTGCTTTTTGGTTCGCCCGAAGGCCGCGCAGAATTTGCCCGCCGTGCCGAAGACAAAGTTGTAAACGCCAGAGGTGGCCTTGGCCGCATACCCGGCGTCCACAATGCCCCACTGGCAACCAAGCTCTCGGAATTTCTCTGACAGCCCGCCCCATCCCAAGGCAGACCCGTATTGCACGAGATAGCTACTCCCGTCTTCGTGGAGTTGGCGAACCAGCCACCACAGTTCGGTTTGCTGCACGTCCACGGCCATGAGCCGCGCCAGCACCCCGTCACTCGGCGGTTGTCCCAGCAGATACTTGGGCGAGGCGTCGATGCGCTCGCGGATCATGGCGGTGGTAATGCGTGAGCCGTCCATCTTCCACGGCAAAGCGAGCTCTCGATTAAAAAAGTCCTGCAAGCCCCCAGCGGCATCCCTGTCCTGTAAGAATTTGACGGACAAGTCCGACCACTTGCGCCAGGGCGAATACAAAGACGAAAGGTGGTAGCTTCTGCGCCCAGCTTCGGCAGCGAAGTCTGTAGCTCGCCACTGACCACGATCTAACATTTCTCGCTTGTCTGGCTCGGCATGAGCGTGGCCGCACTTTGGACAAACGCAGCGTGTGGTTTCGGCCACGGTTTGCATATTCCATCCGCTTTCTTGTTTGGCCGACTCGTCCCATTTGATGTGATCCCACTCCAAGGGCCACGCCTCCCCGCACCCCAAGCAGGGCACAAAGTATTTCCTTTGGTCGCCCTTGAGCCACTCCGTCCAAATTGCGCCGTTCTCGTAAGTCGGCGTTGAGGTGCAAACGATCAGGTGATTCGGGAAGGTTGTGGTGCGCGCCTCGGCAAGCTGGATCGGGCTGGCCTCTTTGCCCGACTGCGCGGCGAACTTGTCCATCTCGTCCATCATCAAGAGCGAGATAGAACGGCTCGACAGGTTAGCCGGGCTGTTCGACCCGACGAAATAGACGCTCATGCCCTTAAAGTGCTGCTCAAGGATCGTCAGATCGTCGGCGTTGTCTGGCTTGTGCGCCTTCAATGCATCCGAGCTTTCCACCATCGGTAGCCAGCGCGACTTGGAAAAGGAACGCGCAAGCAGGGCCGAAGGCATCACCCAAAGCGCGGGCGCTGGGTTTTGGTCAAGGCGGTAGGCCATGCCAGCAAGAATGGCCGTGGTCTTCGCCGTCTGTGCCGCCCACACAAGAGACAATCGCCGCACGGACTCGTCGCCAAAGCACTCCAACACTTCCCTGATGTAAGGCGTCTCCCGCGTCCGATACGGGCCGTGCAAGTGTGCCGTGTTGCCGATGGACAAGTTGCCCTCGGCCCACTCGACCACGCCCTGCTTGGGCGGCGGCTGCGCTTTGCGAGCAATCGCCGCGCCTACATCGTCGGCGGTTAGGCTGCTTTTAACTTGTCCGAAAAAATCTGACACGCATCAGCAACCAGTTTGCCGGCGTCGGGGTAGTCCCGATGCAGGCGTTTAAGGCACGAGTCGAAGGCCGCGTCGAAAGCGGACAGCACGGCGGATTTTTCCATCAAAGCGCCGACCCTTTTTTGCCACTCAAGAAACTCGGCCTCGGCGCACGAGGCGTCTTTGCAGGACAGCGAATAAGCCTTTTGCAGTTCGCAGGCTTCCCGCACCTGGCCTTGGGCTGCGGCGCCCTGCCAGAGCGCGTAGTTTTTGCCCACCATCGCGTGCGCCTGATCCACGCGCCCGGCGGCTGTGCAATCTTCGGGACAATCGCCCGCGCTGACGGCGCGGCGAGCCCTGCGGTTGCCTGTTACGTTGGCCTCATACCAAGCAACGGCGGCTTCTAATGTATCTAACGGACAGCCTTTCTTCTTGAGTTGGCTGACCCTTCCGATGGTTACGCCCTTGGCCTGGGCGAGTTGTTGCGCGACGGTCATTTGATAATGACCGCGAGTCAACTTTTAGTATAGTTGAGCGAATCGCACTAAATTTGCTGGCATTTTCCGCCAGTCGCAAGCTCCTCGCGCTCCTCAAACTGAAGAGATTCCTTTCCCAAAATCTCAATTTCAGCCCAATCGTCCATGCATGGCGGATCACAAGGATGGCCCTCGCGGTCGCACCATTCAGAGCTTGGAGCAAAAGCAAACGCCGAAACAACCTCATGCTCAGGGCATTTGAACCACTCGCCCTTTAGTCTTCCATGAGCCAGCGCATTGTGGATGTGTGTTTCTGTCTCCCATACAGAGCGCGACCTAAGCGCGAACTTAAACATAAGGTCGTTCGGGTTTCCTGTTTGCAATGCTTTAAGTCTCCTGTCTGGCCTGCCTGTTGTCTTGCCTATCTTGTAGTTGTCGTGCGTCGGATCGTGTATGCAATACACATAACCATGCGTCCAATTCTTTGAAGACACACTCATCGGCTTGCGATTCGTGTCGGTCATTGACTCAAAAATTGCGCTCCATACTGAGTTGGCATCTTGTTCTGTAATTGGTCGATATTGCTCTGCTTTGGTTTGATATTGTTCTATTTTAGCCTGAGACATTGGAGTTGAAGCGGCAAGGAATGTCCTTATCTCGCCGCAAACCTTAGAAAGGCTTTGCTCAATAGCGATCAGCCGACCCAACTGTATGCCGTCGAGAGCCATGCTTGGCTATACTTGGCCCTTAAGCTGCACATACCTCTGTTCGTAGGCATAGATGGCGTCCCGCACAGGCTTGACCACGCGCAGCGTTTCCTCGATCTGGTCGGCGCTCATGCGGTCAGGTGGCATCTTGACCAATAGCTGACTGAACCACCGCCGCGCATCGTAGACCCAGCCGGCCGCGATGTCCCGCACGCTCACCTCTGGCACCTCGTCCTTCGTCGGTGTGTCGCCTTCCGCTGTCTCAGCGTTGGCCTCGGCCTGCGCCTGAACGCTGGCCCGATCCTCGACAGGCTTAAAGCCGGGCAAGAACAACTGACCCGGATGGTAGTTCCGATGGTGCCGAATGTATCGCTCGGCGGTCACGCCGGGCATCTCGACCTTCTCGCGCAGCCAATGGTGAAACGCATCGCCCACCGTGTCGCGTGCGCTGGTCAGGGCCATGCCCACCTCATTAGCCAGCGCGCCAATCTCGGCAGCCTGCTCCTTTACGTTAGCCACCCGCGCCATGATGTCGGCGTGCTTGGCGTTAATGTCTTGGGCCAGCGCGTCAGCGGCAGCCAGTTCAATCTCCTTGCTCATCAGTGTGTGTTCTCCTCTTCGTGTCGTTTTGTCCAAGAGCGATGCGCGGCCTTGCGGGAACTCTCCCGCGCCGCGTCACTCTTTTGAAAGTTGTTGTGCCCCTTGAG